CCCGGCACGGCCTCGCCGAACGGCAAGGTCGGCAAGCAGGGCCTCGTGTTCGGAGAGAACGCGTTCGCCGGCATCTGTCTCCCGCTGCCGATGCCCGGCAAGGGCGTCGAGAAGGCGAAGCAGTTCACCGACCCCGACACCGGCATCAGCCTGTCGTACATCGTGGACTTCGACACGAAGGAACGTCGCTGGATGAACCGGTTCGACGTGCTGATCGGCTTCGGCGTGCTGTGGGCCGACGAAGCGGCCGGCCGGGTGCTCTGCGCCTAGCGCGGGGCCTGACCATCGACTCTCACAGGAGCACCCAACCAGCCATGTTTACCCGCATCCTTCGACTCGTCGCTCTTCTCCTGACGCTGGCGCTGCCGGCGTCGCTCTCGGCGCAGACCGCGCTGAACGAGACCACGGCCGCCGCGGCCATGACGGCCTCGCAGACCACGATCCAGGTGGCATCCGCCACGGGCGCCGTGGCCGGCGGGGGCATCTACCTCGATCGCGAATACATGACGATCGCCTCGAGCTACACGTCGGGCACGACCATCCCGGTCATCCGGGCGGGTCGGGCCTCGACGCACGCGGCGGGCGTGCCGGTCTACATCGCGCCGGCTGCGGCCTTCGTCAATCGCGACTATGACGGCTCGTGCGTGGCGGCCTCCGAAGGCTACCTGCCGCGCGTGAACGTCACCAACGGCAACATCTGGGACTGCAATTCGGCGGTGGAGAAGTGGGTGAACCTGCGGGATCTGACCGTGGTCACCTGCCGCACGCTGCTCGTGGCCGACCAGATCGACCAGTCGTGCTTCACGGCGAATCGGCCCTACCTCGTGTATCGCATCAACGAGGTGCATACCACGGCGGAATCGGCCGGTACGCTGACGCTGATTCCTCGTCGGCAGCAGGGCACCGAAGCGCCGGCCTCCGGTGATTCGCTGGTGGCCTCGGCGATCGACATGGTGGGCGCCGGAGCCGTCGCGCAGACGGTCAAGACGCCCGCGCTGAGCGCGACCGAGGCCAACCTGATCCTCTTCACGGGGGATCGGCTCGGCCTGGACTTCACGGATGACGTGGCCGGCGAGCTGGCCGGCGTCACGGTGACGTTCTACCTCTACCCGCTGTAGCTTCCCAACGAGGGGCCGCGCCGCATCCTCGGATCGGCCGGCCCCTCTCACTGCGAAAGGCTGTCCCGATGCTGCGGTTCCCTCGGATGCTGTTCCTGCACGGCTCAGACGAGTCGTGTTGCGTCGTCTCGAGCGAGGCCGAGCTGGCCGCGAAGGTGGCTGAAGGGTATCAGGCCCGCCCGCTGCCGGGGGAACCCGGTTACGGCGAGGCTCCAGCGCCGCTGACGCCCGCCGACGACGCCCCGCCCGTTCGCAAGAAGCCCGGCCCCAAGCCGAAGGAGTAGCGCGCCGCTATGGCGACCGTCTCGGACCTCATCACGTCGGCCCTGCGTGAACTCGGGATCGTGGGCCTGACGCAGACGCCCGGGGCTGAGCTGTCTGACTTCTCGCTCGGGCTGCTGAATCGGATGCTCGACGCATGGAACGCGGACCGTCAGACGGTCTTTGCGGACGTGCATTCGCCGCTGTTGGCGTTTTCGGCCGGCACGAACCCCCACACAATCGGGCTCTCGGCCGATTCGCCGACGTGGACGGTGACGGGCCATCGGCCGGTGTCGATCGAGGGCATCCGCATCACCGAAGACAACGGCGAAACGTTCCTGGCCCCGCTGGTGAAGCGAGAGGCCGCGTGGTGGCACAACGTCCGCACGCCGGGCACGCCGAACGCCTACCCGTCCGATTTCTACTACGACCCGACGTGGCCGAACGGGTCGATCTACTTCTACCCGGAACCGTCGTCGGCGGCGATCAAGGCGCAGCTGTGGTACCGCGTGCCGTTCGCTCAGGTGACGCTCAACACGGATCTTTCGGTCCCGCCCGCGTATCGCGACGCGATGACGGAGACGCTGAAGGAGCGGCTGACCGGGTTGCCGATGTTCGCGTCGATGGCCTCCGGGGACATCCGTGACGCGGCGCGCGTGGCGCGCGGGAAGGCGTTCGGGAACAACGCCCCGGTGCAGCGGATGACTACGGCGGATCTCGGCATGGGCGGCGTGGGTGGCGCGGAGTATGACCATCAGCTCGGCCCGTTCTCGCTGATGAGGGGCTTCTGATGCCGGCGATCGCGGGCTTCGTGGGGGGCGCCTACAGCGCGCAGAACCCCGTGAGCGCCAACGAAACGGCGGTGAACTGGTTCGCCTCCGCGGTGGAGACGCCCAACGGGGCGACGCCTGCCGAGATGCTGCCGACTCCGGGCCTGTCGACGGTGGCTACGGCCTCGGTTGGGGGCTGCCGGGCGGCATGGGCTGGGGACGGCCGGTGCTTCTTCGTCTTCGGCAATACGCTGTTCGAGCTGTCGGCTTCGCTGGCGCTCACCAGCCGGGCCACGCTGGCGCTCGACGCGAATCCGGCCACCATCTCGAGCAACGGGGACGCCGGGAATCAGCTGCTCATCACCAGCGGCGGCAATGCCTACGTCTACGACCTGACGACGAACGTGACGTCGCTGGCGCTCACGGGCGACTGCCTGCAGGGCGGCGTGGTCGACGGCTTCGGCGTGGTGTTCGGCGGCGCGCGGTTCCGGATCTCGGATCTGTTCGACCTGGCGAGCTGGGATCCGACGCAGTTTGCGCTGCGCTCGATTCAGCCGGACTTGTGGCAGGCCGCGCTGATCGACCCCTACGGCTACATCACGTTGCTCGGCTCGAAAACGTCGGAATCGTGGTCGAACGTGGGCGGCGCGTCGTTCCCCTTCGCCCCGGATCGCTCCGGGTTGATGGAGGAAGGCATCGCGGCGCCGTTCTCGGTGAAACAGGCCGGGAAACAGAAGGTGTGGCTGGCCACGAACGGGAATGGTGGCTACCAGGTGATGGCCGCGCAAGGCTTCACCCCGCGTCGGATCTCGACGCACGGGCTCGAGGTGGCGATCAAGGGTTACGCTGGCATCGCGACGGCGTTCGCGGACACCTACGAAGACGAGGGGCGCGCGTTCTACCTGCTCACGTTCCCGCAGGCCGGCGCGACGTGGTGTTACGACTTCTCAACGGGGCTTTGGCATCGTCGGGGCGCCTACATCGGCGGCGCGTTCACCTACTGGCGGCCGGCGTTCCATTGCTTCGCGTTCGGGCGGCACCTGGCCGGGGATCTCGACTCGGGCGCGGTGCTCGAGCTGCGGGACGACGTGCATACGGACGTGGGCGGCATCCCAATCGTGCGGGAACGGCAGTTTTTCGCCGGGAACACGTCGAATCAGCGCGCGTTCTTCGACCATCTCGAGATCATCGGGCAGTCGGGCGTGGGGCTGGCGTCGGGCGCCGCGGAAGACGTCGATCCGCACGTCATGTTGGCGATTTCGGACGACTACGGGCAGACGTTCCACACGGAGCGCACGACGGCGATCGGCCCGGTGGGCCGGCGTGAGGTGCGCTGGGCGTGGTGGGGGCTCGGCTCTGGCGCGGGACGGTATTACCGCCTGCGGGCGAGTGCGGCGGTCCCGGTGCGGCTGACGGCCGCGACGCAGCGTGTCCGGATGGGTGCGCCGCTGGAGGCTGCGTAATGGCGCTCCCGCTGCCGCCCGTGCGCGAACGACTCATCGACGATCGCGGGTTCATCTCGCCCCGCTGGCAGCGGTGGCTGGTTGAGTTCATCACGGCACTGGAGGCCGCGTTGTAATGGCGTTCGACTACCAGTATGACGCGGCGGAAATGCAGCGGCTCGCCGACGAAGAACGGCGGATGCAGGAAGAGCAGCAGCGGCAGGCTGAGGAGGCCGCGCGCGCGCAGCAGCAGGCGCAGCGGCCGCCGCCGGGGACGAATCTCGGCGCGCTGATGCGTGAGCCGGCGCCGGCCAATCCCTACGCCTCGCCGCCGCCGGGGATGTCGTGGGAGGAGATCGCGCGGGAACGCGGGACGGTGCGCCCGCAGGACGCGGCGCCGGCTCCGGCCCCGCAGGAAGCGGCCCCGGCTCAGGCTCCGGCGTCCTACGCGCACGATCCGAATCGTGACTACTCGCGCAATCCGCTCACGGGCGCCGAGTTCGAGGCGTTCAAGGCCGCGGGCGGCAAGGGCTACCTCGAAGGCGCGACGAGCTACTACGGCGGCGGCGCGCTGCCCACGGGCACGGCGACGCCGGGGCGTGAGGGTTCGTCGATCGACGTGGACGAGTTCAACAAGGGCGTACGCGGCTCGGAGCTGTATCAGCAGTTCGTCGGGAGTCGCGGCCTGCGTAACGGGAAGTGGTCGGACTCCGACCGTGAGGCGTGGCGGAACACGTTGCGCCAAGCGGGTGTGCAGGTGCCGGACGGCATGAAGATCGACGACGCCGGCAATCTGAATCAGGTCAACAAGCTGGGCAAGCGGCTGATTATCGGCGGTGCGATCGTCGGCGGAACGCTGCTCACGGCGGGCGCGCTCGGCGCGTTCGGTGGGGCGGCGGCGGCCGGCGGGGCGGCCAGTGGCGCCGCGGGCGCTGGTGCGGCGGCTGGCGCTGCCGGTGCCGGCGCTGCGGCTGCGGGCACGGGTGCGGCGGTTGCGGGTGGCGCGGCGGCAGCCGCAGGAGCGGGGGCGGGTATGGGCATCATGCCGTCAGTGATCACGGGGCTGGCCGGGCTCGGCTCGACCTACATGGGCGCGCGGGCGCAGTCGCAGGCCGGGAAACAGGCCGCGGCGGCCTCGGAGCGCGCGGCGGCGGCGAGCGAACGCACGCTGATTGCGGATCGCGAGTTCGAGCGCGAACAGCGGGCGCAGGAACGCGCCGACGCTGAACGGCGCTGGGCCGCGGAGCAGGAGATGGCCCGCAAGATGTGGGAAGCGCAGGAAGACGAACGTCTCTACGAGCGGAAGATCCGCGAAGAAGACCGCGCGGCGATGCTGGCGCGCAACAACAACGGCCCGGCCTACAGCGGCCCCTCGGGGCCGGACCCGCGACAGCTTCGGCGGGAACAGGCCCAGCGCAATCTCGCCGCGCTGCTGGCGCAGCACACGCCCGGACAGGCGAACCCCTACACGCCCGCGACGGCTGCCGGCCCGGTGGGACGAGGTTAGACGATGGCTTTCGACTACCAGACGCAGGATCCGAACGCCGGCTACACCCCGGAGCAGTTCGGGCAGTGGTATCAGTCGCAGTTCGGCCAGGCGGCGGATCCGAACGTGATGCAGCAGATCGGCGCGCAGGTCGGCCCCGCGGCTGGCCCGAACGGCAACTACAGTGCGGCGCAGTGGCAGCAGGGGCAGCAGATCGCGCAGCAGCCCGGCATGGTGTCGCACCCGGCGCCGTTCTTCTCGGAGTTCCAGGCGCCGAAGTTCGAGGCCGGCCCCGAGTTCCAGGCTCCGCAGCCGTTCCAGGCGCCGACGATGGCGCAGGCGCAGGCGGATCCGGGCTACCAGTTCGCGCTCAATCAGGGCATGGACGCGCTGCAGAACAGCCAGGCGGCGCGCGGGATGGCGCGCACGGGCGGCGCGCTCAAGGATCTGATGGCCTATGGGCAGCAGGCCGCGGCGCAGCAGTACGACAAGGTGTACGACCGCGCGGCGCAGCAGCACAACCAGGCGTATGCGCAGGGTCGCGACGCGTGGAGTATGAATCAGCAGCAGCGGGAAGGCGCGTTCGATCGCAACTACCGCGGCGCGTCGGACGCCTTCAATTCGAAGTTCCGCGGCCAGGAACTGAGCTTCCAGGATCTCTTCAACCGCTGGAACGTGAAGACGAACATCACCGCCCAGGAAGCGCTCGCGCGCGACTAACCCATGCCGGCCATCAAAGTCGATTACGTGCCGTTGCCCTACGTCGGCCCCCGCTACGAGAACAGCGGGCACGGCCGCACGCTGGCCGATCTGATGCTGCAGCGCGGCAATCAGGAGGCGGCGCTCCACCTGCAGCGCGGCGACAACGCGGCGCGCGCGTGGCAGGGCGCCGGGCAGTCCATCATGGGCGCCGTGAACGACTGGCAGCAGCGGGTGGAATACAACCGGCAGGCGGCGATCGACAACGCGCGGGAAGCGCGGCGCGCGGAGGCCGAAGGGCTGCAGATCAAGGCGAGCAAGGGCGCGCTCGAGGAACAGGAGCGGCGGCGGAAGGGCGCCGAGACGGCGCGCGCGGTGATGCCGCTGGCGCGGCGGGAGAATGGCGTCTACGGCTACGACCGTGACGTGATTGCGCGCGAGATGGAAGCGGCCGGCCACGGCGACATGCTGCCGGATGTCTTCGCGAAGCTCGACGAACAGGAAGCCGGGTATCTCAAGGTCCAGGAAGCGCGCACCGATGCGGTGGCGGCCGACGCGTGGCGCGTGCTGCAGGGCGGCGCGGCCGATGCGGAGACGGTCGGCGAGCTGATGCGGGCGTGGAAAGAGAACAACCTGGTGCCGGCGTCGGATCTCAAGCTGTTCGAGAAGGCCATGAAGCAGCACGGCCCCGAGCGCGCGCTGATGGCGGCGGTGCAGTCGTCGCCCCGCATGGCGCAGATGCTGCAGCAGATGGAAGCGGCGAACGCGCCGAAGCTGCACAACGTGCCGGAGGGCGCGACGGTCATCGACGAGCGGAACCCGCAGGCCGGGCCGCTGTTCACGGCGCCTCGCGCGGAGAAGGCGCCCACGGACATCGAGGCGGCCATCCTGCAGGCGCGGGCGAGCGGCGACAAGGCGGCCGTCGATGAACTGGTGGGCATCAAGGAGCGGATGGCGCGCGCGGGTCGTGCGCCGGCTCCGGCCCCGGCGGCGGAACCCCTGCAGGCGGTCATCGGCGACGACGGCCGTCCGGTGCTGGTGCCGCGCTCGGAGGCAGTCGGCAAGCAGCCGGCGAGCACGCGCGAGACGGGCCGGCAGGTCACGAGCGGCGACGCGGGCGACATTGCCGAGTTCAATACGGCGCTCGATGACGTGGCCACGCTCAAGGCGGCGCTGGCCGGCAACCAGGCCACGGGCGCGGCGGCGAACATCGGCGCGAACGTGCCGAATTGGGCCACTGAACTGACCGGCTGGGGCACGGACGCGAAGCAGAAGCAGGCCGTGATTGACCGCGTGAAGCAGGTCATCGGCAAGGCGCTCGAAGGCGGCGTGCTCCGGAAGGAAGACGAGGCGAAATACGCCAAGATTCTGCCGACCATCGGTGATCCGACCGCTGTCGTCGAGGCGAAGCTGGCCGGGCTCGAAGCGGCGCTGCAGCGTCGGCAGGAACGCAAGATCGACGCGCTCGACTCTGCCGGCTACGACGTGTCGAAGTTCCGGCGGCCGGCGGCGGACGGCTGGCAGGAGATCGACGGCATCCGGATCCGCGTGAAGCCGGGCGGGGGCGACTGATGCCGCGCTACGAGATCCAGGCGAACGGGAAAACCTTCGAAATCGAGGCGCCGTCGATGCCGTCTGCCGCGCAGCTCAAGGGCATCGTGTCGCGCATGGGCGGATCGCCGCGCAAGCCGGCCAGCCCGGACGACTTCACGGATCGCAAGCCGGCGCCGCAGGGTTCCGCGCTCGGCCGGGCCGCGTCTGGCGCGTGGGAGATGCTGAACCCGGTCACGGCGGTGACAGGGCTGGCGCGCGCGGTGGCCTCGCCCATCGAGACGGGCAAGGCGCTGGTGGGCGCGCAGTTCGAGCAGGGCCGGAAGGCGGTTGATGCCGTGCGGGAGGGCCGATACGTCGAAGCGGCGGGCCACGCGGGCGCGTCGATCCTGCCGGTGCTCGGCCCGGTGGCGGCGAACATCGGCGAAGGCATCGCGGAGACGGGCGACATCGCCACGGGCGTCGGCCGGGCGGCTGGTGTCGTGGCGCCGCTGCTCGGCGCGCGCGCCGCGGTGGCAAAGGCGCAGCAGGCCGGCGCGAAGACGGGCGCGGCGGTGAAGGCGGCGCTCGACCCGGGCGGCGCCACCACGGACGCGGTGCGCTGGGCGCTCCGGCACGGCGTGCCGGTGGACGCGGCGACGGCGACGGGCAACCGGGTGATCCGCGGCGCGAAGGATCTGGCCGATCGCACGCTCGGCGGCACGGTCACGGGCACGCGTGCGCAGCAGATGCGCGCCGAGTCCATGAAGAAGCTCGGGCGCAAGCTCGCGAAGGACGCGGACCCCTCCGGCGTCTCGACGGCGGAAACGGCCGGCGACGGCGTGCGCGGCTCGGTGGAAGGCGTCATCCGTTCGAAGGCCGACGAGGCGGATGCGGCCTACGGGCGCGTGCGGGCCGCTGAACGCAACGCCCAACCGGATGATGTGCCGGTGTCGCGGCCGGTGGCGGCCGGGCGGACGATCGATCAGGGCTTCATCGGGCACTGGCTCGCGGATGACCTGAACGAGATGGGGTATCAGGCCGGCGGCGGCTCCAAGAAGTTCTATGACCAGGCGGCCGAAGACTGGCGCCCGGGCGACTCGGACGCGTCGCGCTATGGCATCGGCGTGGGATCTGGGCGCGTGGCTGGCACGCCGACACTCGAGATGTTCCAGAAGGCCGGCATCTCGGGCTCGCGCGTCGAGATTGCCGACCGGATTCGCCGCGTGTTGCGGGGAGAGTCGAACGATCCGAAGGTGCTGGGCGTCATCGACGCGATGGGCGAGGCATGGGACGGGCAGCGGTTCGATTTCCAGCTCGTGACGGATGACACGCTGGCGCGGACGGGCATGAAGCGGCGCGACTTCAAGTCGCCGATCACGCTGCCGGCGGAAGATGCGCCGGGCGCGGACAAGTTCTTCGGCGACAACGCCGAGGGGCTGCGCGCATCGGGCACGGAGCCGATGCAGTTTGCCGTCCCGCTGACGGGCGCCAAAGAGGCGCTCCGGCCCATCTTCGAACGGCTGCAGCGGAAGCGGGAGCTGACCGGGAACCTGATGGGCGACGAAGCGCGCGCGGCGACGGCGCTCGATGCGCTCGTGAGCGGCCCGGACTTCGCGGAGCTGTCCACGGTCGATGCCGCCCTCGGCGACCTGAAGGCGGCGGCGCGCGGCGCGGCCATGCCGGAACTGCGCACGGCCGGCCAGGGGCTCGCGGCGCAGGCCGTGAAGCAGCTCGAAGAGGCGGTGCAGGCGCGCGCGAAGTCAGCGGGCGTCTGGGAGGATCTGCAGGCGGGCCGCACGGCGACGGTGGCGAAGTGGACGGCCGCGGAGACGCTCGACAAGCTGCGCGCCGAACCCGTGGGCACGTTCCGGGCGCTGACGCAGGCCGGGGACGCCGCGGTGGAGAAGCTGCGCGACGTGAAGAAGCTGGCGCCGGGCGAGATGCCGCGGCTTGGGCGGGCCTACCTTGAGGGGCTGATGGACGTGGCCACGGCCGAAGGCGGGTTCGGGCGTGAATCGAAGCTGTGGGCCGAGTGGTCGAAGCTTGGGCCGGAGACGAAGGCGATCATCTACCCCGACGCGGAGCTGCGGGCGTCGCTCGACAAGTTCTTTCTGGTCGGGAAGAAGATGGCCGAGAACCAGAACCCGTCTGGCACGAGCTACGTGGCCGGTATCGGGGCGCAGGGCGCGCTGCTCTTCGCGGATCCGGTCACGGGCGTGGCCACGTCGCTCGCGGGCGCGGCGCTCTCGAAGGCGCTCAATTCGCCGAAGGTGGCGCGGCTGCTCACGCAGGCGATGGAGACGCCGAAGACGGCCCCCGCGGCCAAGTCCCTGCGGGCGCGGCTCGGCGTGGCGCTGCGGAAGGTGGCCCCGGCGGGGGCGCCTACGGTGGGTCAGGCGATAGGACGAACGCCGGCAGAGGCCAGCCGATAGCCAGGCAGAACAGGGTGTAGAGCACGAGGCCGAACATGATCGCGGCCAGCGCGGCTAAAAAGACTGCGTAGGCGCGAAACCAGAGGGTGACGATGAACGCCGGAACCTCCACAAACCAGAAGCGCCACATCGGCGCCATTGTAGTCGGAATCCTCCTGTTCGTGGGCGCGTCTGCGTGGGCGCAGACCGGCCAGGTGATGCCGCCGCCCGTCTTCTACGCCTCCGACGCGAACGGTGATCCGTGCGCCGGATGCAAGCTCTTTTCGTATCTGGCCGGCACGACCACCAAACAGAGCACCTACACCACGTCGGCGCTCTCAGTGGCGAATGCGAATCCGGTGGTTCTCGACTCAGCCGGACGCGCCACCGTTTTCCTCGATTCCACCAAGTCCTACAAGTTCGTGCTGGCGCCGGCTTCCGACACGGACCCGCCGGCCGCGGCGATCTACACGGTCGATAACGTCGTCGGGCCGTTCTCGGGCGTCGTGTCGATCACGGCGGCGAACACCCGCGGCCTGCAAATCAGCCGCACGTCGGCCGATGCCGGGCTGAGCATTCAATCCAGCGGCGGCAGCGGAAAAACCTACGGGATCGTCTCGAACACGTCGGGCGGGCTGCTGATTCGGGACGACGCGGACGGCACGCCCTCGATGCAGTGGCTCGGCGACAACATTACGGCCACGCTCACGGGCACGTTCACCGTTTCGGGCGGGCTGTTCGCGGCCGATGGGTTCGGCACGCACACGTTTTCGGCTGGCGGGACGGGCACGCAGCGCTTGCAGGTCCGGAACACCACGAGCGGCACCGGCAACCAGGCATCGCTCGACATTGGGAACAACTCGACGGCGACGCTTGGGCGGTTCGTGGCGCTCTCCAGCGCGTTCACGCCCTCCGGCTACTCGCTGGCGTCGGGCGTGGTGCTCGAAGGCAACGGCGCGGGCGGGCTGAGTCTGGCGGCCTCCGATGCTGCGGGCGATGTGCGGCTCTACGCGGGCGGCTCTGGGACGGCGCGGCTAACGGTGGACGATACCGGGCTGACGACGGTCACGAACCTGCAGGCGACGATCCAGAAGAGCGGCACGGCGCAGCCGGGGTTTCTCGCGTACAACTCGGCGGCCGATACGGTGGCGACCGGGGCGACGGTGGACTTCGACACAGAGGTGTACGACACCGCCAACAACTTCGCGTCTGACCTGTTCACGGCGCCGCAAACCGGGATCTATGAGCTGTGCGCAAGCGTCACGTACTCCGACAACGCGTCATCACAGTTCACGGTCAGCATCAATCCGACCGGCGTGCTCTATCAGATCTACCACGCGCTCGCGGAGACGGCCGGCGGCGGCGGCGGGTGTGTGTTCGTGTCGATGAGTACTGGCGATTCGGCTGGTGTCATCGTCAACACGACGGACCCGGCGGCTACGATTGAGGGCGTGTCGGGCTCCTACCGGCAGACGTGGTTTTCGGGGCGGTTGGTGCCCTGATCTGCACGAAATCTTCGACAGGTCGAAGAAAATGCGTCACACTCTCGCTAGAATGAGGCCGACACGATGACCGTGGAACGCGGCGTCGAGATCGCGGGTGCCTCTGTCGTCGCTGCGGCCACGGCCGCGGGTGCCATGACGGAGGCGGACATGGGCGGATGGCTCGTGCCGATGGTGTCGGCGGGATTGGCGGCGCTCGTGGGCTACTTCACGGCGCGCATCACCACGGAGCGTGAGATGGGCACGATGGTGGAGCGCGAAGCGAATCACTTCGACGAGACGATCCGTCGTCTCGAGCGCATCGAACGGAAGCTGGACGGATGACCGGCCCCTCGGCGCATCTGTCGTGGTCGGAGCTGGCCTGTCGGGATCGCATCCGCACGCCGTACCCGCTCGACTGGCGCGAGACGCGGGCGGTGGAGCTGGCCGAGGCGTTCGAGGCCCTGCGGGCCGCCGTGGGGCTGCCGCTGGTGGTCCTGAGTGCCTACCTGACGCGCGCGTATAACCGGGCGGTCGGAGGGGCGCCCAACTCGCAACATCTGCAGGGCCGGGCGCTCGACCTGGCGCCGCCTGACGGGTGGTCGCCGATCGCGCTGCTGGCGGTGACGCAGGACATCCCCGCGATTCGCGGGCTGGGGCTTTACGACACGTTCGTGCACATCGACGTGCGGCCGGCGCCGCGGGTCGTCTGGGATCTCTCGTCAACGGGCCGCAAGGCCGAAGGGTAGGTGGGTGGTGATGGTCGCGCGTCTTCTCGTGCTGTTCGTGCTGGTGGCGTCGTCGGCGTTCGCGCAGGTGGCTAAGCCGGTCGGGGTGTTCGACGGCGGGCACAATCCGCCGTCGTGGGCGGCGTTCGCCACGATTTCGGATCTCGATCCGCCGCACGTCTGGGCCGAGGCCATCGCGCTCAGCCGCTCGCGGGGCACGCTCTGGTGGCTGAAACTCGGCTACCACGAGAACCCCACGACGCCCATTGGGGCGCACGCGGCGCGCGTCCGCAACCGGCTGGACGAATACGGCCTGCTGCCCTACGTGGCAGGCATGTCGGTGGGGGAGGAGTGGTACGGCTACTGGTCGGCGGGCGACCTGACGCGCTACGGGCTCCCTCCCGGCTACCCGAACGGGCATCGCATCATCCGCGACTGGCTCGGCTACCAGCACGCCGAAGCGAAGCGCCACATCCCCGTGCCGGTCATCTGGATCTCGCCCGTGGTCACGGGCTGGGATGGCCCGCTGCCGATTCCGCTCAACACGGATGCCGTGGCGCTCGACCCCTACATCTTCCCCGGCGGGACGTTCCAGAGCGATGTCGAACCGTGGCTGAGGCTCGCGGAGGAAGTCACGCCGTTGCCGCTCGTGCTCATCGCGCAGTGGTTCGAGGCCCCCGGCTTCGAGGCTCCGCGCGCGGCGGACGTGTCGCGGTATCTCGCGTGGCTCTCCCGGCCCCGGTGGATCGCGCTGGCGGGCTTCACCTGGCAGGATCGGCCGACGCTGGCGATGCGTGGTCTTTCTTCGCTGCCGGCGCTTCGTTTGGCCGTAGAATCTTCGCTCAGGGGGCAGTGATGGGCATTCCGAATTGTCAGCACGTCGTGGCCGATCTGGCGGCGAAGTTTCCCGAGGAGTGGCGCAAGGCGCACAATCCTTCGGGCGGTGGTCCGGAAACCGAGGCGTTCATCCGGCGTCTCGCGTGGGTGCTGCACTCGACCGTGGACGCCCGGTTCGGCCTGAACGGCAAGCGTGGCAACCCGAACGATCTGAGCGACGACGCGATCAACTGGATCGGCGACGGCCCCGGCCATGACCCGCTGACGGGGCGCCCGGTGACGGTGATCGACGTGATCGGCGGCGCGGGCGGCCCGAATCCGACGCCCCAGTGGACGGTGTTCGACACGCTGCCCGGTCCCGGCGCGTGGGTGAAGCCCGAACCCGTGGGAGAAGCCCCGCCGAGCACGCCGCCGACATCGGAGGTCTGGACGCCCCGGCACGAGGCCCTGCGGGGCCGCCTGGGCACGCTCGCCACGACGCTCGTGGTGGCGCAGCAGCTCGCGCACAGCTTCCCTGATGAGAAGTGGGGCCAGAAGCGTGCCGGCGTGGGCCGGGAGGTCAGCAGCGACACGATCGCCCGCAAGATGCCGGATGGTCGGCTCTATGGCGTGCGCGTGCGGCCGTCGCTGAAGCTCTGGGGCCTGCTCGACCCCGGTCAGGTGCTCGAGCCGGTGGCCCCGGTCAACCATGTGGGCGATCCGGTGACGCCGGTCGATCCCGTGCCGGTCGATCCCGTCGATCCGCCCGTGACGCCCCCGGCCGATCTCGATCTCGTGCTCGACGCGCTGTCGGCGCTGTCGATGCAGGTGGCCGATCTGCACGAGACCGTGAAGGAGCAGCGTCAGGAAGTGCTCGACGCAGTGCGCGGGCAGTCCTACGAGATCGACGCGAACGTGCGGATGCTCGGCCCGGTGCGCGGCACCATCACGCCCAAGCGGCAGGAGTAGCAGATGACCGGCAAACACTACGCCCTGCTCGCGGGCTGCCTCACGGGGATCGGCGGCATGTGCGCGGCGCTCACCGACTGGCATCAGGCGCTGAATCCGGCCTTCATCGGCGGCGCGCTGACGGTGTTCGGCACGCAGGTGGGCGCGATCTTCTCGGAAAAGCCGTGAAGATCCCCTGGAAGAAGCTGATCGGCAAGGCGCTCCGCTGGCTCGGCCGCGAAGTCGCCGACGAAGTGATGAAAGAAGCGGCGAAGCGCGCCGAAGGCGCGAAGAAGCCGTGAGCGTTTCGCAGCGCGGGCCTACGCGTGCCGGCTGGGAGCCGAGCCGCGTGTGATGCTGCCTCGCCCAAGGGTGGACCGGGCGGCTCGGAAAGATCGGGGCGCGTGGCGCCCGCGCTGTGGAGGGTTCGGGATGCGACGTGACGATCTGAAGGCGTGGGCCGCGGTAGCGCTGGAGGCACGAAAGATGAGCATTACGAGATGGCGGATTGCGGCGGCGCTGTGGTGCGCGGCGCTGCTGGCAGTAGGCGCGCAGGCGCAGGGACCATCCCGCGGCTCGCTCGGCGCGGCCAGTGCGGTGCATCAGCTCGACGTGCAGGGGATGGCGACGGCCTCCATCACGGTCAGCGGCACGTATTCGGGCACGGTGTCGTTCGAAGTCGTGCCGCCGCTCGGCGCGGCAGCCGTGACGGTGGACTGTGCCACGCCCGCGGCGCCGGGCACGGCGATCAACTCGACGACGGGCACGGGCACCTGGGTGTGTCCGGTGGCCGGCATGTCGCTCCTGCAGGCGCGGATGTCGTCCTACACGAGCGGCGCGGCCGATGTCGTCATGCTGGCGTCGGCCTCGGCGGGGCAGACGGTCGCGGCGGCGGGCGGCGGCGGGTCATTCGATGGCGTGCTGCTCGACGCGGCCGGCGGCGATGCGCTGACCGACACGGTCAACAACGCGCTGCGCGTGAACATCATCGCGGGCGCGGGCTCCGGCGGAACGGCGATGACCGACGATGCCGCGTTCACCCCGGGCACTACGAGCGTGACGCCGGCCGGCGCCGTGTTCGATGACGTGACGCCGGACAGCGTGAACGAAGGCGATGGCGGCGCGGTGCGCATGAGCGCCAACCGGAACCTCTACAGCACGATCCGTGACGCTTCGGGGAGTGAGCGCGGCGCGAACGTGACGGCTGGCAATGCTCTGGTGGTGGACGGCTCGGCCGTCACGCAGCCGGTCAGCGCGACGAATCTGGACGTGCAGATCGGTGGGTCGGATACGGTCACGGTCACGGGCTCGCTGTCCAACGACGGCTCGGCGGCGAGCACGAACCGCATCGGCACGCTGCCTGCTGTGGTGCAGAATAGCGCCCCGACGCTCACGGACGGGCGCAACGCGGCGCTGAGTCTGACCACGGGCGGCGCGGCGCGCGTCATCGTCACGAACGCGGCGGGCGCGGCGCAGACGCTGGCGAGCGATGTCGCGGAGGATGGCGCGCATTCGGACGGCGAGACGGGGCCGCTGGTGCTCACGCGGCGTATTGACACGGCGTCGTCCTCGGCGGGCACGTCGGGCGACCGCGCCACGTTCAACACGGATGCGCTCGGGCGGCTCTGGACGCGGCCGGGCAACCCCTGCCAGGATCACGCGCGGGTTACGTCCGTGGCCATCGACACGAGTACGAGCGGGAACGTGCAGCTCGTGGCGCTCAATGGCTCCGACCTGATCTACATCTGCGGGTATTCGGTTGTCGTTGGCTCGACGGCGACGGCCGTGCAGCTGATCTACGGCACCGGCACCGCGTGCGCCACGGGCGAGACGGACCTTACTGGGCCGTGGCCCTTTGCGGCCAACGGCGGCATCACGCAGGCCAACGCGGGATCGCCGCAGTTCGTGGTTCCGGCGGGCAACGCGCTCTGCGTGGAACTGAGCGCGGCCAACCCCATCACCGGACACGTCACTTACGTCCGCACGGCGGCTCCATAACGGCGCACTGGTTGGGGGTGCTATGACTCGAACCCGCATTCTGTTTCTTGCGGCGCTGGTCGCCGTGGCACTCGTGCTGCCGCCGTGGGTCGCCCGGCCTCGGGCGGCGTCGGCGTTCGTGCAGGCGTTTTCCAATCATCTCGTGGTGTCGGGCTCGCCCACGGTGGCGCTCACCGGGGTCACAGCCGGGAATACGCTGGTGTTCTGCGTCTACATGCAGAGCAACAACCGCACGCTCGACAGCATGAGCGGTGGGTCGAACAGCTACAGCGAAACCGTGGCGCGCACGATCAACACGGGCAGCAACCACGCCATGACGATGTGGCGGGCGTTCAACGTGAGCGGCGGCGACTACACGGTCACGCTGACCATGAGCGCGTCGTCCACCTACTCGATTGGCGTGGTGGAGTTGTCCGGCGTCACCACGACCGATCCGCTCGACTCGGCCCCGGCGGGCGAAGTCGCAGAGCCCGGCCAGACGTTGGATGTTGGACCCACGGCGACGCTCGCCCAGGCCAACGAAATCCTCGTCGGATGTGGCGGCGGGTCGGTCTCGTCTCGCCCGTTCAACGCGATGAGCGGATGGACGAACCGGGTCGATCTGACGAACCCGTATCTGGCGATGTGGACGAAGACGGTCAGCGCCACGACGGCGCAGTCATTGCCGCTTGATACGGCTCCCAATAATCAGTTCATCATCGGCAATCTTGCCAGCTTCACGGATGCCGGCGGCGGCGGGGGCGGCGGCAGCGCGCCTCGTCTGGGCCTGCTCGGCGTGGGGGGCGCGTGATTCGTCGCGTGATCTGGGCGCTGCTGCTGGTGGCGCTCGCCGCGCCCGCGAGCGCGGCGGAATACTACGTCAACTGTTCAACGGGCAACGACAGCAACAGCGGGGCTATCGGCTCGCCCTGGCTGACCGTACAGAAGGCCGCGAATACGATGGTGGCGGGGGATACGACCTACGTGCGGGCCGGGACCTGCACGGAGGATGTGATCGGCTTCGCCAACTCGGGCACGGCGGGCAACCCCATCACCCTGCGTGGCTACCCCGGTGAGACCGCCATCATCGACGCGGGCCACACCACGTCGTTTCCGCCTGATGGCATCGGGCAGGAGCCCGTGTTCGACATCGACGGCCCGGACTTTATCACGCTGTCGTATCTCACGATCCGGCGCGGGCGCACGTCGAACATCTACATCAGCGACGACGTGCAATCGACGGACATCACCATCGATCACTGCATCCTTGAAGACTTCACCACTGGGGATAACGCGGCGTCGATCTACGTCAACAACACGTCCGACAACATCGTTATCACGAATAACCTGATCGACGGCTACACGCCTGACCTTCGGGCGAACGTGGCCAGCGGCATCATCCTGTTCTCGGTGCAGGACGTCACCATTGAGCACAACGAGATTCGCAACGTCATTCAGGGCATCAGTCAGAAATACTCAGCGGCGACGAACTACACGCAGCTGGTGCGCTACAACTACCTGCACACCATCACCGATTTCGGGATGCTCTGGTCGGGGCATGACGGCGTCATCTCCCACAACCTACTGGAAGAAACATCGACGGCTGGCGCCTACGGGGCCATCCTGATCTTCCAGGAGGCGGGCTCGTGCTCGGCGCTCCCGAGCGACGATAATCAGATTCTCCACAACACGATCTACGGCGGCGCGGCGGGGATCGTCCTGAACCAGAGCACGCTCTGTGACGGCGCGGTCAATACGCTGGTGCGCGACAACATCGTCGCCGAATACGACGGCACCGAGTATCGAGGGCTGGCGATCAGTCCGTATCGAACCGATGATCTCGGCTCGACCGTCACCTACAATCTCGTCTATTCGAGCATCGTGACGGGCACGGATGCGTTCGTGGCGAACACCTACTACGAGCTGGCCTCCCTGCCGGGCACGGTCACGCACTCGAACAACATCAACAGCGCGCCGACTTTCGTGAGTGTGGCAGGGCACGACTTTACGCTGTCTGCCGGGTCGCAGGGCGAGAACGCCGCGAGCGACGGCACAGACATGGGCGCGGACATGACGTGCGTCGGCATCGACGGCTCGTGCGGCGGGGCGACAGTGCCAGATGCCCCGACGATTGGCGCGGTGACGGCGGGTGACGGGCAGTGCTCGGTCGCGTTCACGCCGCCAGGGAACGACGGCGGGGCGACGATCACCGGCTACACGGCCACGTCCACGCCCGGCAGCATCACTGGCACCGGGGCGAGCAGCCCGATCACGGTCACGGGCTTGTCGAACGGTACCGGCTACACGTTCACGGTCTACGCGACGAACAGCGAAGGCAACAGCAGCAACAGCAGCGCCTCGGCGACCTGCACGCCTGTGGCGTCGGCGTCGGTGCCGCGGCTTCGCTTGCGAGGGAATGAGTAGATGATCCTCCTGACCAGCACGGCCGACTTGCTGCGTGTTACGACGTCCAGCACGGCGAATCTTGACGTCCACGCGTCCTACGTAGACCTGAGCGGGTCCACGGTGACACCGGGCCGCACGAATACGACCATCAGCTCGGCCGCAACCACGACGGTCGTGGACAGTCCCGCGTCGTCCACGCAGCGCACGGTGAAGTCGCTGCACATCCGCAACCGGCACGCGACCACATCGAACGACGTCACCGTGATTCATACGGACGGGACGACGGCCGTCGAGTTGATCAAGGTCACGCTCCCTGCTGGCTACGTGCTGCATTACGACGAGGGCGCGGGCTTTGAGATCCTCGACCAGCTTGGTCGTTCGCTCCAGAACAACGCGGCGGGCAGTCTCGGCGCGGCCGTCAACGCCCTGAATCTTGTCGTGCTGGCCTCGGACGTGACGAACAACAACGCCACGGCGAACACCATCGCGGACGTCACGGGACTGTCGTTCTCTGTGACGGCGGGCGAAACGTACATCTTCTGGGCGACGATCTGGTATACGGCGGCGGCCACCACGACGGGCTCCCGGTGGAGTGTGAACGGCCCAGCTTCTCCGACGCGGCTGGCCTACAGGAGCACGTATTCGCTCACGGCCTCGTCGCAGACGACCAACAGCGGCCTGACGGCGTATGACCTGCCATCGGCGAGTAACGCCAGCAGCGCGGCCACCACGACTGGCGCGAACGTCGCCGAAGTGCAGGGCATCATCACCCCGTCCGCCAACGGCACGGTGATCATTCGTTTTGCGTCGGAAATCTCGTCTTCGGCCATCGTCGCCAAAGCGGGCTCCCTGCTCGAATGGTATCGGGTGCTCTAGATGCTTGGCTGGTTCGATGCCGTGGCTACGCCTGCGGCGTGGTGGGACGCCTCGGCGACGAGTCTCGGGCGGTGGGACGGTCTTCTTGTGTCGGCCGATGCCCCGCCGAGCAGCTTTACGGTCGCATGGGCGCGTGGGGCCAACGTGGTGATCAACGCACGGGCGGGACGGGTGAACGTATGATCAAGAACACAGCCGGCCAGCGCGTCGGCGTCCAGATGGTCAGCGCGGCCGATGGCAGCGCGTTCACGGGCGCCGTGACGGTGGCCGTGACGGTGGATGCCGGCACGCAGGCCACGGGCTCGGTGGGCTCCGGCGCGTGCGCGCACGAGGGGAACGGCTATCACACGTACGCCCCGGCACAGGCCGAGACGAGCGGCGATCTGCTCGCCTTCACCTTCACGGGCGCGGGTGCGATTCCGACGACGGTGCAGATCTACACCGTGACGGGGGATGCCTTCGCACGGCTCGGGGCGCCGGCTGGGGCGAGCATCGCGGCGGATCTGCTGGCCATCGACAACCTTGTGGATGATCTCGAAGCGCGGGTGGGCACGCCCTCGAACCTCGGCGGCGGGGCTACGCTCGCGGCGAACCTTGCGGACATCGAGGCGCAGACCGACGACATCGGCGTGGCCGGCGCGGGCCTCACGGCGCTGGCGAGCGCGGCGAACCTGGCCACGGTGGCCGGCTATCTCGATACCGAAGTCGCGGCCATCCTCGCGGCGGTGGACACCGAAGTGTCGGCCATCAAGGCGAAGACGGATCAACTGGCGTTCACCACGGCGAATCAGGTGGACGCCCGCGTGCTCACGAACAGCGACAAGACCGGGTACGCCATCGGCACCGGGGGCATCGGCGCCGCGGCCTTTGCGTCCGGGGCCATCGACGCGGCGGCCCTCAACGCGGATGCCATCGACGAAATCCTCGACGAGCCGATCGGGGACTCGACGATCACGATGCGGCAGGCGCTCAAGCTGATGGTGGCGGCCCTGAGCGGCAAGGTGTCGGGTGCCGGCACGGGCACGATCACGTTCCGCAACGCCGGGGATACGGTCGATGTCATGGTGGCGTCGGTGAGCGGCGGCAACCGGACGGCTGTGACGAGGACGCTCTGATGTTCCCTGACGACATGTTCCCCGACGAGTTCTTCGACGACGAGTTCTGGCCGCGCGAAGTGACCTTGCCGCCCTTTTCGGACGGTGGCGGCGCGCTGCTGCTGGGGGTGGAGTAAATGCCCTACGTGGACGGAAAGAGCATCGCGGGCCTGAGCGGCATCGCGGATGAGGTCACGATGATGGCCCACGGGACGCGGCGCGTCCTGGTGGAGCGGGCGCCGATCGACGTGAACGCGAGCGGGGCCACGGCGGTCGTGGCGGCGCGGCCGGGCTTCTCGATCGTCGTCGTGGCCTACAGCCTCATGTCGAACGGCGCGGTGAATGCGCACTGGCGATCGGCGTCCACGCCGATCACGGGGCCGGCCTACATGGTGGAGGCGGGCCGCGGGAAGGTGCTGCCCTACAACCCGAAGGGCTGGGCGGCCACAGCCATCGGGGAGGCGTTGAACCTGCATCTGTCGGCCTCGGTGGCGGTGGGCGGGGAACTGACGTTCGTGGCCATCGATTCGGAGGCGTCGTGATGCGCGCATGGGTGGCGGGGTGGGTGTGGCGGCTGGCGCAGTGGCTCGAGCCGCGGGACGTGCTGACGGTGCCGGCGCTCTCTCCGGCGCTGCGGGCGACCGCGGGCGAGCTCGTGGCGCGCGCGGAGCAGTTCGCGGACGGCACGAGCGGCGAGTATCGCCGGGCGTGGGTGTACGGCAAGCTGCGCAAGCGGCATCCCGACGCGTCGAAGCGGGCGGCATCGCTCGCGATCGAGCTGGCGCTGTTGGCACTCTGATCGCTAGTCGCCGGAATCAGGCCGGAAGTATCGTGGCGCCGCTGGCTACGAACCCTCTATGATTTCATAGCGGTCGCGGTACGAGTTCGCGGCCTGCCATGCCGCGCGACTCGCGGCGATCTTGTCTCGATTGCGCGCCCATTCTCGGCGATCCATTCGCGTCTGAGGCGCCTGATCTTGTCGAGCGCGGCGGCTCTCGTGGCGGCGGTGTGTGGCATGGCACAGTATACCACGCGAACGGGGCGCGCTTGCCATTGGGCTGCGCCCGGCGGGTGGTGCGCCCACAGTGCCCAAAAGAATTTGTTGACATCGCAAATGTAGCGCGCTAGAGTGTGGGTATGGACCTTCCGGAGAAACCAACGCCCGCGCTGATTGCGCTTGCGCGTGCCGTCGTTTCGGAGATGGCGCGCAAGGCGGGCGCGACGAAAAGCCCCGCGCGTGCGGCGGCATCGCGACGTAATCTGCAGGCCGCGCGAGACGCGAAGGCGCGGAAGCTGGCGGCACGGAGGACGGCATGAATCGGTGGAACCTGCTCAGTTCGCTGGCGGTCATCGCGGGCGGTGAACTGCTCATCATCGCGGCCATCGTGGGCCGCTTCAAGGGGTGGTGGTAGATGCGCGCGGCGTTTCAGTGGGCGTTCCTGGTGCTGATTCTGACGGCGCTGGCGGCGGCGTTCGTGCGGGCCTGCGACATCGAGGCCGTGAACGACGAGGCGCGGATCAAGCAGCACATCGCGGCGAATCGCGCCGCCCAGAAGTAGAACGACCCCGGCGTGGGTAGCGCCGGGGCCAACCGGCTGCGATGGAGGCAGCCAGACATGGCCACAGTAGCACAGGGCACGAGTTGGTGGGCAACACGGGAGGCGCAGGAGTCGCGCGACGGCTTCATGGCGGCGCATCGGCAGGAGCTGGAGCGGATCACGACGAACACGGCGCCCGGGGCGAGCGTGGACGCGCTGGTGCGGCTCCAGTGGTCGATGGGCATGAGCGGCAGCAAGGCCGTGTCGGGCGGCCTGCACGTCGCGTGGAGCGCCCGATGAGCGCCGTCGTCGTGCCATTCCGTGGGGCGAGTGCGGAGCCTGACGAGTCGTGGCTGACGCAGGAGCGCATCGAGGCGTATTACGTCGCGCTTTCGTTCATGCCGGCCATCGTGGACGCCTCGCCGCTGGCGCGGGAGGCGGTGATCGACAAGATGCTGGCGGGCCTGCGGGCGGCGCGCAAGCTGGACGACGCGCTCGACGCGAAGGGCCGTGAGCAGTGCATCGCGCTCATGCGCTACGACGCCGAGCAGCGGGCCGAGCGGCTGGCGAAGGGCGGCTGGTGATGCCTATTGCGCACCGCGACGAGACCAGGAATCGTCAGTTCGGCGTGAATCGGAACGCGGACGGGACGTGGCCGTATGACGCCATCCATGCCGCGGTGCTGATGGACATCCGCGACGAGCTGAAGCGCCTGAACGATCTGCTGCACTGCGTCAACTTCACGCAGATCCCGGCGACGCTGCGCGGTCTGCGGCGCGACATCGCCAAGCTGCAGAAGGCGGCGAAGTGATGGCCGTGCCGAGCATAACGGGGCTGCCCGACAACGACATGGACCGCGACACCGTGAGCGGGAACGCGGGCCGCAGCACGGCCGCCGAGCCGGTGCGCGAACTGAGCTACGGCGAGACGTTCGCCGCGCTCACCGACGTGATGGCGCGCATCCGGGCGAAGTATCCAGACCAGTTCAAGACGCAGGCCGACGACCCGGAAGGGCTCGCCGCGCGCCGATGGAGCCAGCGCTAGCTGGCAGAAAGAGACACGACAGTCATGGCTCTCACAATCATCAAGGGCACCGAGCCCATCCCCGTGGAACACCCGATCTTCGCGCTCTTCGGTCGCCCGGGCATCGCGAAGACCTCGCTCGGCTACAGCGCGCCGAGGCCGCTGCTGCTGGATTTCGACGGCGGCGCGCACCGCGCGGTCAATCGCCGCGACACCCTGCGCATCACCTCGTGGGACGACGTGGCTGAGTTGCTCGCCACGCCGGAGGCCATCGAGCCCTACGACACCTTCGTGGTGGATACGGTCGGCCGGGCGCTCGACATCATCACCGCGGACATCGCCAAGACGGAACCGAAGAAGGCGCCGGGGGGCGTGCTGAGCCTGCAGGGCTACGGCACGCTCAAGACGCGGTTCCGCCAGTGGATGGCCACGCTGCGCTCGCACGGCAAGGATGTCGTGCTGCTGGCGCACGATCGCGAAGAGAAGGACGGAGATTCGATGATCGTCCGCCCCGACATCATCGGCGCATCGCTCGGCGAAGTCATGCGCGTGGCGGATTTCGTCGGCTACCTCTACATGAGCGGCAAGGACCGCGTGCTCGACTTCAGCCCGACCGACCGATGGGTGGGGAAGAACCCGGGGCAGTGGGCACCGTTCAAGGTGCCGGCCGCCGACAAGGCGCAGACCTTCATGACCGATCTGATGGCCAAGGGCCGCGAGGCGCTCGGCCAGGTGAGCGCCGAAAGCGCCAAGGTGTTCGAGCAGGTGGAAGCCTACCGCGAAGCGCTGAAGGCCATGACGGCGCCGGAGGAGTTCACCGCCGCCATCCCCGAAGTGAAGAAGCTGGCACCGATGGCCTCCGCGCAGATTGCCCGGCTGCTGCATGAGCGGGCCACCGACCTCGGTTTCACGTTCGACAAGAAGATCGGCGGCTACGTGGCGCCGGCCACGGTTGGGGCGACGGCATGACGCCGCTGCGCGTCAGCGCGACCGCCGTCGAGGCGTGGCGTCTGTTCATGGCGCCGGAGAACGACTGGATGTCGGTGACCGATCTTGAGGCGCAGATCCTCGGGCGAGCGCCGGCCTCGCCTGCGATGGCGCTCGGCACGGCGTTCGGGGCGCTCATCGAGCACGATGGCGTCGTCAACGCGGAGGGCCGCTACGTCTCGCGCGGCATCGCGTTCGACGGGGCCTCCATGCGCGACGTGCTCGCGCGCTACGACCGCCGCGGGCTCTTCGAGGTGAAGGGCACCAAGGCCTACGGGGACGTGCTGGTGGTCTCGAAGGCCGACCAGATGCTCGGGGCGCAGCTCATCGAGACGAAGACGACGCTTCACGGTTTCGACTTCGAGAAATACGCCGCCAGTCTCCAGTGGCGGTTGATGGCCGACATGTTCGCGCCAGCGGTGGTGACCTATCGCGTCGCGCTGCTGGCGGAACCTGAGCCTTGTGTTTTCGCTGTCAAGGAACTCGTGCAGTTCGACCTGTTCCCATACGCCGACCTGCACCGGGACTGTTGTGCGGCCGTGGCGGGCTTCCGTGAGTTCGTGGTGGCCCGCGGGCTCGACCAGGCGCTGCGTGAACGTCAGGCGCTCGTGGAGGCCGCATGAGCGCATCCCACGGCTACACCCTGAACCGTGCCGCGCTGCTGGCGGACGCCGAGAAGGTGACGGCGTGCGACGTGTTCCGCGCGGAGGCGGGCGGCTCGCACTTCGTCTGCGCGGACTGCGGCGGGACCATCTCCGCGCACATCGTCGTGGCGCTGCGGCAGACCTGCGGGACGTGCGCGCACAGCAACCCCGACGATGCCGCGTGGCCGGGGGCGACGTTCTGCACGAAGCCGGGCAGCCCGTGGAACGGCAAGCTCCTGCCGCTCGTGGGGCGCTGCGAGGCGTGGGAGGCGCAGTCATGACGCGCGGGGAGCACTTCCGGGCCACGGTGGTCGATGCGGATCTGTCGGCACGTCGTGCGCGGTTCGAGGCGCTGCTGGCGAAGGAGCGGCGGCGAATCGCGGAGGCGCAGCAGGCGCGGGCCGATGCCGCGATCGTCGATGCGCGTGAGGCGCGGATCGTGGCACAGCGGGCGATTGCTGGCGCGCGGGAGGCCGTGTGAACAACGCGCTCATGTTCGGCACCGGGAACAACGCGACGGGCACGCCGCTCGACTTCTACGCCGAGATCGACAAGCGGGCGGGCGGCTTTGTCTGCGACATGGCCGCCGACAAGCTGCTGACGCTGCACGAGCAGTGGTATGGCCCGGACCACGACGACCCGGCCCGCCGCGACTGCCTGTCAGTGGACTGGCCGACGAACGGCCCGGTATGGCTGAACCCGCCCTACGGCGACCCCGAGATGCCGTGTAAGCGGTTCAAGAAGACGGGCGAACTGAACTGCAAGAAGAAGCGCTGCCGTGAGCGTGGATGGCACACCGATGTGTATATCCCCGGCTGCGTGGATTTCATCCGCAAGGCGGCAGAAGAGCGGCTGCGCGGCGTGGAGACGTGGGCGCTGATCGCGGCTCGCACAGATGTGGAGTGGTGGCACGAATACATCTGGGAGGCCGAGTACGTGCACTGGCCGCTGGCGACTATCGCCGGGCCGGGGCCGACGTGCTACGGCCGGCCGCGGCGCGGCGTGCACGTCGAGTTTCTCCGCGGGCGGTTGGTGTTCCGGCGAGACGGCCAGCCTGACCCGGCGCCGTTCCCGTCTGCGCTGGTGGTGTTCCGGCCATGAGTGCTGAGATGGGCACCTGTTGCGGCCACGACATGATGCTCGTGGAGCTGCGAGACGTCTACGACGGCGCGCTCTGGAGAGAGTGCGGCGACTGCGGCCGGCGCGAGCATCGGTGGCCGGAAGGCGACTGGAGGCGCGCGAGGGCCGAGGCGCTCTGGCGGACCGTACGGCAGTGGCGAGACGCCAGCAACAACGATGGAGGCGTTTCATGAGCATCCCTGCCACGAAAGGCCAGACGGACGTTCCGGAGTTCTCGATGCGGCTGACCGAAGACGGCCGCGTGTCGTTCGTGCATCTGGCGCAGGCGCGCGGCTACCTGCGGCGGCTGTTCCAGACGGCCGGCGCCGAGATCGTGGCGCAGTTCTACGAATACCGGCAGCAGCGGAGCCATCGGCAGTCTCGAGGGTTCCACGCGATGGTGAAGCCGTGGCTGGCGGTGGAGTCGCGCGGCGGCTGGACGATCGAAGCCCTGAAGCTCTACGCGCTCGGGGAAGTGTTCGGCTACCTGGAGTTCACGCATCCCGTGAGCGGGGAAGTCGTGCGGTTCCCTGCGAAGCCGCACACGTCGAAGCTGAGCGTCGGGGAGTTCTGCGAGCTGATCGACCGAACGCTGGAGATCGCGGCGGAAGAGGACGGCGTGATCCTCACGGCGCCTGACGAGTATCGGCGCGCGAAAGAGGCCGCCGCAAAGAAGGCGGCACGCGCCGCCAGAAAAGAGGCCGCGTGAAGCGCGAACTGTCCGGCATCAAGGTCGATTACCACAAGCAAGACGTTTCCGTGTGCATGGTGGCCGGCTGTGAGCGGAGGGCGCTGTATCAGAACGCCCAGTCGCGCCGCATGGGCCGCAAGCGCGGGTACTGCTCAGCCCACAGAATCGGGGCTAGCACTAATCGGCGGGCTAGGGTCATGCCCGAACGGACGCCTTCTCACCGTCCTGCCCGCCGATTCTTCATGTGAGGCCCGCTTGGAGAGGCGGCGCTGTGGCCCGAATCCGCACGATTAAGCCGGCGTTCTTCACGTCCGATCAGGTCTGCGCGTGCAGCCCCCTCAGCCGCTTGTTGTTCATCGGCCTGTGGTGTGAGGCGGACCGCGACGGACGGCTGCACGACAAGCCCAACCAGATCAAGTTCCGGGTGCTGCCTGGGGACGACTGCGACGTGGACGCGCTGCTGTGGGAGTTGGTCAAGAACGGGCTGGTGGCTCGGTTCGAGGCCCCTGATCCCTACATCCAGATCCTCAAGTTCACGGACCATCAGCGGCCCCATCCGAAGGAGCCTCCGAGCGCGATTCGGGCGACCGGCCGTGAATTGCCGTGGAAAGAAACGGCGGGCCGTGATCGGGTTGTCATGCTTCCCGGCGAGTTCCCGTCGAGTCCCGTAGGAAGGGAAGGGAAGGAGATCTCAGGAAGGGAAGGAGATCTGGGAAGGGTGGGGAAGGAGGCGCCGCCGCCCGCGCGTGACGGCGTGGCGTCGAGGGTTCGCGCGTTGGGCATCGTGACGCCAGCGCAGTTCGAGCGCGAGCACGGGAAGCACGCGCTTCGTGACGTGCTGTGCGGCGAAGACGGGTTCGTGTGTCTGCCGCAGTTACTGCACGACGAATGGCGTCGCCGACTCGTGAACGCGGGATCGTCTGCGGACGCGGCCGACAGCGACATCAGGGCGTTCGTCGTCGCGGTGAAGGCGTGCTGGCGCGCCAGTGGCGAGATCCCCGGAGACGACAACTTCGCGTTCTGGCGGCACGAGTGGGCGAGCGCGCACGGCAGTAACAGGCCGGCCCCGGCCGGACCTGATGCGCTGACCGGCGTCCGGGAGGCGCTGCGCCGTGTCTGAGCCGATTTGGGACGCGAGAACGCGGGAGGCGCGGGCGTTCTTCCTCGCCGACGTGCTCGGGCCGCTGGTGGCCGCCACGCGGCCCGCGGACCTGCGTAGCCCGCAGGCCGTGAACGACGCGGCGGCGGCCTGGATTCTCTGCCTGAAGGACGTGCCGGCTGATGTGCTCCGGCGTGGCGTCGAGTCGCTGCTGGCGGCCGGGCCGAAGTGGATGCCGCGGCCGGGCGATCTGCGGGAGGCGTGCGCGTCGGAGATCGCGAAGCTCCGGAAGGCGGCCGGCGCGCGCAGTGCGCAAGTGATCGCCGAGTGCGAGCAGTGCCACGGCTCGGCGTGGCGCGAGACGGAGCGCGGGATGGTGCGCTGCGACTGCCACGCCCACGCCCTGCGGCTGATGGAGGGGCTGCCGGCTGCGCTGGCGCTGCCGCCGGCAGAGTCTGAATCGGAGGTCGCGTGATGGCGTTCGTGAAGGCGCTCCGCGTGTGCGCGTTGGCGAGCTGTGACCGGTCGTTCATGCCGTCGCGCGAGTCGCACCGGTTCTGTTCGCGGAAGTGCGCGGCGCAGTCGAGCCCCTGGCGGCACGAGTGCGGCCGTCGTGGGGGCCTCAGCGCGGCCCGTGGGCGGCTCGAGCGGGCGGTACGTGACGTGCGGGCGGTGTGGCCTGGTATGCCCCCGGAGGCCATGCGCGTCGTGCTGGCGATGGCGCGGCGGAACTGGGCGTCCGGGTGGAAGGCCGGCGACCGGAGCGGGTTCCGGCGTGGGTTCGCGGCGGCGAACGGGGAAGCGCCCGAAATCACCTGGGGCCACCGTGAGGCCGCCCCGGCGCCGAGACAGGAGCGGTTGGCATGATTCGCGCGGCGGACTTGTTTTGCGGGGCCGGTGGTAGTTCGACCGGGCTCGCCCAGGCGGTGGCGGCGGTCGGCGGCCGTCTCGATCTCACGGCCGTCAATCATTGGCCGATCGCCGTGGAGACACATGCGGCCAACCATCCCGACGCGCGCCACCTGTGCGAATCGCTCGACGGCGTGGACCCGCGCAAGGTGGTGGGCGGCAAGCTCGACATCCTCACGGCGTCGCCTGAGTGCATCCATCACTCGAACGCGCGGGGCGGCAAGCCGATGGATGACCAGAGCCGAGCCACCGCCTGGCATGTGCTGCGATGGGCCGACGCGCTCCGGCCGTCGTGGGTGCTCGTCGAGAACGTGAAGGAGTTCACGTCGTGGGGGCCGCTCGGCACGAACGGCCGGCCGCTGGTGTCCCGCAAGGGCGTGCTCTTCGCGCAGTTCGTGACGACGCTGCAGGCGATGGGGTATCGCGTGGAATGGCGTGTGCTGAACGCGGCCAACTACGGCGCCGCCACCACGCGTCAGCGGTTCTTCCTGATTGCACGGCTCGGCCGCGGGCCGATCCCGTGGCCGGAGGCGACACACTCGGCCAGGTCGGCACAGGCGGGGCTGTTCGACGGACGCCGCCCGTGGCGTTCGGCGCGCGAGATCATCGACTGGAACCTGCGCGGGCGTTCGATCTTCACCGGGAAGCCGCTGGCCGAGAAGACGCTGGCGCGGATCGCTGCGGGCGCGCGTCGGTTCTGGGGCGTGGACCTCGAGCCGTTCCTGTTCGTGATGCGGCAGAACGCGGACGCGCGATCGCTCGACGATCCGCTGCCTACCATCACCGCGAAGGGGACGCACCTCGGTCTGGTCGAGCCCTTCCTGCTGCAGCAGCAGTCCGGCGGCGTGCCACGGCTGGTGTCTTCGCCAGTGCCGACGGTGGCTACGAAGGGCGCGATTAGCCTCATCGAGCCGTTCCTGGTGAAGTACTTCGCCACGGCGACCGGCGCGCAGTCGATTCATGACCCACTCGACACCGTGACGACGAAGGACCGTCACGCGCTGGTGAGCGGCGAAGCCGGCGAGGCGCGGTTGGACATCCTGATTCGGATGCTGCAGCCCCACGAGCTCGCCGCCGGACAGGGTTTCCCGGCGGGCTACAAGTTCGCCGGCAACAAGACCGAGCAGACGAAGCAGATCGGCAACGCGGTGGAAGTGCATCAGGCGCGCGCGCTGTTCTCGTCGATGCTGGCCGAACGGAGGGCCGCGGCATGAATCAGCTCTCGATGACCTACCCCTCAGCCGTCGTCTCACGTCGCTCTGGCCTGCGCCGTGCGCGTCATGCCGGCGAGACGCTGCGAGAACGTTACCTGGCGCTGCTGGCCAAGTATCCGGACGGCCTGACGGATCAAGACGCGGCGAGTCTGCTCGGGCCGCACATGCTGTCCACGACGGTCGGCGCGCGCCGGAAGGAGCTGATGACGGCCCAGCCTGGGCTGATCGAATCGTGCGGGCGGGTGACGCAGCCGAACACGGTCAGCCGCACGAAATGGAAGCTCTCCCGATGAGGCCGGTCTACGCGGCGCGTCGTGTCGATACCGCCTCGAAGCTGCTCGTGAAGGCGGCGCGGCAGCTTGGCGTGGACGTGGAGCCCTCTGGCGGCTCCGTGGATGCGTTCCTGTGGCTCGGGCCGGTGGTCAGGCTCGTGGACTGGAAGTCTCCGGGGAAGGCCGAGCTGACGCCCTCACAGGCGAAGTTGATCGCCCGTGGCTGCCCGCTGCATTTCATCTCGACGGTGGAGCAGTTGCAGGCGCTCGTCGCCGGGATGAAGCGCGAGGCCGGGCGATGACGCGCTGCGCGTGTGGGCGTCCAAAGCCGCCGCGTGCGGGCCAGTGCGCCGTGTGCCGGTCGGCCCGGAAGCGTGGGCGCCCACGGGAGCCGTGGCCGGTGCGCGAGCGGCTGGCACGCAAACGCGTGCTCGAGGCGGCGGCGGTCCTGTCGGAATGGCCGGACAGCATCGCGTGGGCGATGTTCGAGCGCCGGCTGTGGCGGTATCAGCAAGTCGTGAAGCGGACGGCCGCGTAGGGGGGAGAGACATGGCGACGACACACGAGGACCGGCTGCGGGAGTTGGGAGAGTCGGACGGTTGGCTGACGGACGACTACAAGGCGGTGCTGGCGGGCGCCGAGGCGCTGCGACTGCTGCGGGAGTATCAGCGCGCCCACGCGGACCACCAGCGAGCGAAACACGAGGACGTGGGGCAGGAGATCACATGGGCGGCGCGGAAAGCGGCCAAGCGCGCCCTGCTCGCCACGGAGGTGACGCGATGACGGAAAAGATTCAGCGGTTGATCGACGACATCGTGTCATGTGCCGATGAGGCGGACGGCGGAAAGGAAGACGCCCGCGCCTACTGCGAGCAGCTTGTGGCGCTGCTCTCCACGCCCGCCCCGGTCGCGGCCCCGCCCGCTGACCTCGTGGCGATTCTTCGCAAGGCTCAGGACTTCGTGGCGCTGGCGAACACGGTGTGGACCGAGGACAGCGATGGCCGATGGGCGGCGAAGCTGGCTGATAAGCGCATGGCGGTGCTGGCCGAAGAGATTGCCGCCTTCCCACTCCCCGAGGTGCCCTATGGCCGATAACGAGCGCGAGCCTCAACTCGACGGCCACTGCTGCGAAGAGGACTGCCCGGCGTGCAGCGACGAACTTTGCATGACGCATGACGGACCCTGCGCGTGCGACACCGTGGCACGCCATCTGGACCCATCGGGGCGTCACTGGGTCGGCGTGGCGCAGGGGATCTTCACGGTCATGGAACTCGATGTCGAGGTGCCCGATGAAACCCGCTGAGGTAGACGCCCTGGTAGCGCTGCAACGCATCAAGGACCGTGCGCGGGCTGGATGGAGAAGGGCGCCGAAAGCCGACGCGGAGTTGGCCTGTTGCGACATCTTCGACATCGCGTCCGAAGCCCTCGCGGCCCGCCCCGCTGCGCCCCCGGTCGGAGAGGGCCTGCCACGTTACGGCATGACGTGGCAGCTTTCAAAGCCATCACAGCCATTGCTCACGCCGATGCCTGATGGTTACTGGACGCCGTGGCATCTAGCGGTCGGAGAGGCCGAGCGACTGCTACGGGATGGCGACGCGAGCCGACTTCGGAACATTGCCGATGCGATGGCGGGCCGAGTCGATTGGGAGTTCTGGCAGGACGCGATGGTTGACATGCGTGCTATCGCGCACGCAATCGATCAGGTGGCCGCCCTCGCGTCCCCTGCGCCCCAACCGGCCATAGATGGGATGCGCGCCGCGATTCAGCAGTGGGCGATCTACTGCTTCAACCATCACGGCGACGATGCGAACCTCTACAACGGGCTTGCCGAGCTTGGAGGGGTTGATCTTGACGGCAAGGGCTGGATACCGCCCGCTGCCCCTGCGCCTGTGCGGTGCCCGAACTGCGGCGGCATGGGCGAGACGACACACGACATTCTGGTCGGCGGCACAGAGCATGACACCGAGCAGCGCGAGTGCGACGTGTGCAAAGGCACCGGCCTTGCCGCCCCTGCGCCCGTGGAGCCGCCGCCCGCCTCGCAGGAAGCGTTGCCGTGCAAGAACTGCCGTGGCTTCGACACGTTGTGTAACAGGTGTGGCGGCTCTGGTTATGTGGTCGTTGCGCGCCGGAAGGCGCAGGAGTAGCCCCCATGTGGCAACCGATTGAAACTGCGCCGAAAGATGGAACCGTGATCAACGTGTGGGCCGAAGACATCCGCTTCCCGGCCGTGTTCTGGACGGACCACGACATCGAGTGGTGGCACGTTACCGATGGGAAGCACGGGCCGTGGCCGCTTCGTGGGCCGAGCCCGACCCACTGGATGCCCCTTCCCGATCCCCCCAAGGAGTAGCCCCATGCCGACCAAGGACCAACTGCTGGCCGAGGCCGAGCGGCTTTTGAAGCACGTCAATGTGCTGGACTGCGGCGCGCACTACTGCCGCTACTGTCCGGCCAAATCGCCAGATTGGGATCACACGCCGTTCTGCCCCTACGAGCAGTCGCAGCGCGACAATGACGCGGCCAGAGTGCTGCGCGCGCAGATCGCCGCCGCCCTCGCCACCCCGGACACCCTGCCGCCCGTGGCCGTGGGGGACTGGGTGTTGACAGACGGATTCCCAGGCGGGATGCACGCCGCCGTCATCGCACACACGCCCGGTGACGCTGCGCGCCTTGCTCGCGGAGTGATCAACGAGATTCGCGGCACCCGTAACGGCATTGCCTTCCGGTGGCAGCGAGGGAAGGAGTAGCCGTGGCGAAGCTGGTTCCGCTCTCATGCCCGTTCTGCGGCAGCATCCCGAAGGTGCTGCCCGACAACCCAGAAGACGAAGGCAGCGCGTGGGGGGAGGTGCGCTGCGTCAACAGGGGCTGCGCTGTGCAGCCGAGATGTATGGATGGCGCGACCGTGGCAGACGACCGCGGGTCTGCCGCCTACAAGCGCCTCGCAATTCGCCGCTGGAACACGCGCAAGGAGTCTCGCCGTGGCTGACCATCCCGACATCCCGGCGCTCGTGGCGCGGCTGGAACACTACGCCCGTGAGCGCAAGAAGCTGCGATCACTCGACACGGACGCGATCCACACGCTGCACAGCCCGCCCGATCCGCGCCATGCCGAGCTGACGCTGACGGACGTGGAAGCTGCCGCCGCCGCCCTCTCCCGGCTCACCCGCGCATTAGGCGAGCGAGACGCGGAGATCGCAGAAGCTCGGGAAGCGTGCCCGGCTGTGCGGATGCAGGACCACGCGGACGCCCCGCTGCTCGCGCTGGTTAATCTGGAAGTGTCACGCGGGTTCAACCGTGACGCCGAGGTGCATCGGCTGGCGGCTGAGGCGTCGAAGCTCCGTGACTGGCGCGCAACCGTGACGGCGGCGCTCGGCCGCGAAGGCGGCGCGCACTACGAGGACGTGCCCAAACATATCCGCGAGATGCGGCGGGCGTTGGACGGCATTCCGGGGCACACCTGCCACGTCTCTAGCGACACTTGCGGCGGGTGCGAGTATGCGATGGAGCGCGATCACCGGCTGATGGACGCCATCCATGAGCGCGATGACGCCTTCCGCGAACGCGACGAGGCCCGCGCCGCCCTCGCCCGCTACGAGGCGGATGACCGGCGCATCCGGCGCGAACGGCCGTAACGCTAGACCGTGTAATTTTACTTGCAGTAGAATCTACGACCTGGCGTAGAATCGGCGCATGATGTTCTCCCCGGTTGCGCTCGTCTCGTTCTCGAAGGTGGCGGCCCTGACGGCGGACGCCGCGTCCGAGGCTCGGTGGGCTGCGTTTCGCCGGGCGGAGATGGAGGCGCGCGAGCGGCTATACGCGGCTCTGCACGCCGCGCACGCCGCATATGCGAAGCGCGCACGCTGCCGCTACTGCGGCCGTGACCCGAAGGCCGGGGACGAATCCTGCGCCGGGTGCGGCGCTCCCGTGAGGCGTGCATGAGCCACTACGGCAACTGCCTTGGCGGCATGGTCTGCACGCCTGGCGCCGAACGACAGGCCCCGCCGGCCCGCCCCGAAGATCGCCCGCGCTACGGGCAGATCGGCCCCTCGGTGCTCGCGGCGCTCGAGACCCCGGCCACGGTGGCAGAACTGGCCGCGCGTCTCGGCTGGGACGAGGCCCGGGCGAAAAGCTGGGTCCACGCCTATAGCCGGCGGGGGCTCGTCAAGCGCGTGGATTGGGTGAAGGCGCCGAGCGGCCAGCGTGCCGGGCGCTATCAGCGGGTGACGGCGTGACCGTCGCCGATCTGCTCGCCGCCTCCCGTGCCGCTCATGCGGAATACCGCCGGATCGCGAACCGCCGCCGCATCACGGACAACGACCGTCAACTCCATGACGCGTTGGCGTTCCGACAGAAGGCGCACGACGCGGACCCGGAACACCGGCACCCCGCCTGGCAGGCCGACATCGCGCCCCACGCGGACCTGATGGCGTTCTACCGGCAGAAGTTGGGCATTTCGTAACTGAAGGAGGCACGCATCATGTATCAGGCACATCAGGCAGCACACGGCGCGCTGGGCGCGTCGCTCAACATCGAGCGGGGGAGTTCGAGCGCGCAGGCCATGCCGGGCGGCATTCCCTTGGCTGTCAAGCAGCTCGACGGCGCGATCGCAGGGCTGGCGCAGAGCGTCGAAATGTTGGCCGGCCGGCTCGAAATGGCTGGGGTGTTGATGCCTCAGCCGCCGCAGGTCGCTGGTGGTCAGCAGTCTGGCGCCCCGGCGCCGCCCCGTGCCCCGCTCGCCGACGAACTGGAGATGCACGCCCGCCGCCTCCACGCTGTCGAATCGACGGTGATGGCGCTGCTGGATCGCCTGCAGGTCTGAAGGCGATGACAGTTGCAGAGCTGAAAGCGGCGAAGGCGCGCGCGGACTACAAGCGGGCGGGCGGTGTGGTCACGATGTGCCCTGCGGGCGCTGCGGAAACGTGCGCGCCTGACTGGCATCGGACGCACCGCGCTCGGCGCGATCGCACGGCGCAGTCATGGCGTGGGGCGGATCCGGGTCGGGCGAAGCTGCATTCGGCGTCCAGTGTGGCGCGTGCGGTGTCTCGGTTCTAGGCGATGGCCCGGCAGACCTACGCCCCCCGTGGCGCCCTGAAGTCCAAGGCCGACCCCATGAGCCGGCCGGACCCCATGAGCGGCCCGGACCCGTCGCGCTGCAAGGCGACCAGTAAACAGACCGGGAAGCAGTGCGGCCGGCCGCCCATCCCCGGCGGGACGGTCTGCCGCTATCACGGCGGCGCGGCCCCGCAGGTCATGGCTAAGGCTAACGACCGGCTGACCGCCTATCAGGATAAAGCGATCGATCGCCTCTTCCAGTTGGCCGAGCAGACGGAGTTTCCGAGCACGGCCCTCGGGGCCGTCAAGGATGTGCTCGATCGCACGATGGGCAAGGCGCAGGAGAAGGTCGATCTGAACGTGACCGCCGACGCCGAATTGGTGGCCCGGCTCACAGCGGCTCGCTTGCGAAATCGTTAGGAAAAATGGCACCAGTCCACCGTCTGGACACTCTCCGATGCCTGCCTCGCCTGTAGACCTTGAGATTGCCGATCTGGTGGCGACCTGCTACCACGATCCGCTGCGGTTCGTGCGTCTGTGCTACCCGTGGGGCGAACCCGGCCCGCTGCAGCATCACGAGGGGCCGGATGTGTGGCAGACGGACTTTCTGCGCTGGCTCGGGGAAGAGACGCGGCGCCGTGCGTTCGGCGGGACCGTGGCGGTGGACCCGGTGCGCGCGGCCATCTCGAGCGGCCACGGGATCGGCAAGTCCGTCATGGTGGCGTGGCTGGTGGACTGGATCATGTCCACGCGTCCGCACTGCCAGGGCACCATCACGGCGAACACGTTCACGCAGCTCGAGACGAAGACGTGGGCGGCCATCACGCGGTGGACGAAGCTGTGTATCACCGGTCACTGGTTCGCCGTGACGACCAACCGCATGTATCGCCACGGCCATCGTGACTCGTGGTTCTGCGCGCCGCAGTCGTCGAAAGAGGAAAACTCGGAGGCGTTCGCCGGCCAGCACGCAGCGGATTCGTCATCGTTCTACGTGTTCGACGAGGCCAGCGCGATCCCCGATGCGATCTGGGAAGTGGCCGAAGGCGGACTAACTGACGGCGAGCCGTTCCTGTTCGCGTTCGGGAACCCCACGCGGACATCGGGCAACTTCCATCGGGCGGCCTTCGGCGCCGGCCGTGAGCGGTGGACGCCGGTCATCGTGGACTCTCGAGACAGCCGGTTTACGAACAAGGCGCAGATCGCCGAGTGGATCCACGACTACGGGGAAGATTCGGACTTCGTGCGCGTGCGCGTCCGTGGGCTGCCGCCGCGGGCCTCGGATCTGCAGTTCATCGGCTCCGATGTGGTGTTCGAGGCGCAGAAGCGGCCGGCGTTCGCGCTGCCGGATGCCCCGCTGGTGGTGGGGCTCGACCTGGCGCGCGGTGGCGAGGATGAATGCGTCTTCCGGTTCCGGCGTGGGTCGGATGCGCGCAGTATCCCGCCGATTCGGGTGCCGGGCGAGCAAGCCCGCGACTCCATGAAGCTCGTGACGATCGCGGCCGACATCCTCGGGCGCACCTACGACGGCCGGAAGGTGGCGGCCATGTTCGTCGATGCCACGGGTGGCAGCATCGGCGGGCCGGTGGCGGATCGGCTGCGGCAGCTCGGGCACCGTGGCGTCATCGATGTGCAGTTCGGGGGCGAGTCGCCGGATCCGCTCTACGCGAACATGCGGGCGTTTATCTGGGGCCGGATGCGGGACTGGCTGGCCACGGGGGCCATCGACACGACGCCGGATCTCGAGATGGACCTGACCGGGCCGGGCTACTTCCACGACAAGCGGGATCGGCTGCTGCTCGAGTCGAAGGAAGCCATGAAGAAGCGCGGGCTGGCGTCGCCGGATGACGGGGACGCGCTGGCGTTGACGTTCGCGCAGATGGTGGCGCCGCGGGTGGATGACGTGGCGCCCGTGCGGCCGGTGCGCGTGAGTCCGTGGGGGTGATGTCGTGGACGGCTCCGACGACATCGACCCGTGGGGCCAGCCTCGGCCGGCGCTGCCGCGTCGTGGCTGCGGCAAGGCGTCGTATGCGAGCGAATCCGCCGCGCGGCGCTCGATGCGCACGATGCAGAAGTGGGGCCGGGGGCGCTCCTACGCTGGGCGGCTGCATCCCTATCTGTGCCGCGAGTGCCGGGCGTGGCATGTCGGGCATACCAGTTACGAGGGCTAGAGTGCGTAATTGCTTGCCGGTGGTAGGGTCGTCCCGCAGGATGGCGGCATGACCTTCCTGCGCGGCTCGTGGTCGCAGCGTGACGTAGCGGCGGTGCTCTGGGCGCTCTCTGGCCTGTCCGATCCGATGGCGGCCGTGATGGTGTGCGACGTGCGCACGGTCGATCTGGGCACGGGGCGCTGATGTCAGACGCTGATCTGACCGAGATTCGCGAAGGGTTCCGCGAAGACGACGCGAACTGGGCGGACATTCGTGAGGCGCGCGCGGCCGACATCCGCGCGCTGACGCCCGATTCCACCTGGGACGAGAAGGACCGCGCGGCCCGCGAAGAAGCCGGCCGCCCGTGCTTGTCGTTCGACGAGCTGGGGCAGTACGTTAACCAGCTCGTGAACGACGCTCGCGAGCAGAAGCGCGCGATCGAAGTGAACCCGGCCGGCGACGACTCCACCGATGATGTGGCCCGGTTCATCGGGGGCCTCATCCGGCAGATTGAATACCGGAGCAACGCGCAGCTGGCCTACACGCAGATGTTCGACGACTGTGCGAGTGGCAGTTACGGATTCTTCCGCATCGTGCCGGAGTTCGTGCAGCAGAAGATCGCCAAGCCGAGTTTGCGCAGCTTCGACCAGGAACTGCTCATCAAGCCGGTCCACAACCCGGATCTCATCACGCCCGGCTATTTCACCCGCCCGGACTTCTCCGACTGCACGCGGTTCTGGGTGCATGAAAGCTACTCGCCGGCCGAGTTCAAGCGGGCGTATCCGAAGGCGAAGACGCAGGACTTCCGCGGGCTCGACCAGGCCGTGGGTGTCGCGTGGTGGGACGGGACGCGGATCATGGTCCGCGAGTTCTGGGAGCTGAAAACGCGCGTGCGCACGCTCGTCCTGATGCCGCCGCCGCAGCCCGGCGCCGAGCCGATGGCGGTGTGGGAGGACTCGATCCCCGAAGACAAGCGCGATGTTCTCGCCGGGGCGCTGAAGACGCGCAAGGTAGACGAGCCGTATGTGTGCCAGACCATCACGAACGGGTTCGAAGTGCTCGAACACCGAGAGGACTGGCCCGGCCGCTACATCCCGATCGTGGGGTGCGTCGGGAAGGTGTTGTGGACGGACACCGAGCGGCAGATTCTGAGCCTGATTCGGAACGCGATCGGCCCGCAGCAGCTCTACAACTACTACCGGACGAGCGAAGCCGAGATCGTGGGCATGACGCCGAAGGTGCCGTGGTTCTACTACGATGGCACGCTCGACACGGTGAACGAAGCGGCTCTGCGCACCTCCAACCAGGTTCCGGTCGGGGCCATCAAGATCAAGGCGCAGCCCGAGGGCTGGAATCCGGCGCTGGGGCCGGTGCCGTTCCCGTCCCGGCAGATGTATGAGCCGCCGATCATGGCGCTCGAGGCCGGCGCCGAGTCCACGCGGCGATCGATTCAGTCGGCCACGGGCACGGGCTTCCTGCCGACTGAGGCGCAGCGGGTCAACCAGAAGAGCGGCGTCGCGCTGCGCGAGATCGCCACGTCGGCGGCCAAAGGCGCCTATCACTTCGTCGACCACTACGAGCACGCGCTGAGGCGGGCCGGCGTGATCCTGGTGGATCTCATCCCGCACTACTACGACGCCCCCCGGACGGTCCACGTTCGCGGGGCGGATGACTCGACGGAACAGGTCCGCATCAACGACCAGAGCGCCCCGGCGCCGAAGCAGTACGGCGGCCAGCCGATCATCCTGAAGCCCGAATACGAGTTCGATGTCACGATCTCGACCGGCCCAGGCTACGCGACCGAGCGCGACAAGGCGAGCGAGTTCGGCGACCAGCTCGTGAGCGCGCGGCCGGAGCTGTTCCAGATTCTCGGCCCGGAGATCATCGCGCTGAAGAACCTCGGCCCCATCGGCGACAAGATGGTGGAACTGCTCAAGGCGATGGCCCCGCCGCAGTTGCAGAAGCTCCGCAACGGCGACCAGCCGCTGCCGCCCGAAGCGCAACAGGCGATGATGCAGTTGCAGCAGGCGCAGCAGATGATCCAGCAGCTGCAGCGCATCATCGAAACCGAGCAGATCAAGGGCCAGGCGGCGCTCGCGGCGAAGCAGCTCGACGGCCAGATCAAGCTCGCGCTGGCCGAGCTGCAGGGCCGGCAGAAGCTCGAGCTGGAGGCGGTGAAGGTGGCCGCGGCCATCGACACCCGCGAAGACGAGCAGGTGCACGAGATGGCGATGGCCGGCGCGGGGGCCGCGGTGGCTGCGTCGGCGGCCGAACGCATGGAAGCGCGTGCCCGGCTGGCCGCGTCTACGGCGCATCTTACGGGCGGCGGCGTTCGTCCTGCCGAAGATTCTGCGCCCTAGAGTGCGTAATTGCTTGATGCGCGGTCTCCGCGCTCACACACTGGCCCGTGATGAGTGATCCGACTCCAGGCGCTGACTCCGCGGCTTCGCCGACCGCACCGGACTTCTCCGCGTACGAGTCTGCCGCGAACGCGGCGGATGTCGCGCGCGTCTCGCCCCCTCGTGGCGCGAAAGACGCTGACTCGCCCTCAGCCGAGCCTGACGCTCAGGCCGCGGGAACGCCCGCGGAAGCCGCGGCCTCGGAAGCCGCGCCCCCGTCCGACCCGCCGAAGAAGAACGCCAAGACGCGCGGCCCGGAACTGGATGCTGAAATCGCGGATCTCCGCGAAAAGCTCCGGATCCGTGCGGCGCTCCGTGAAGAACTGGCCCAGGCGCCCCGGCCCGCCGCAGATGCCAAGCCCGCGGAGTCATCGACCGCAAAGCCGACCGTCGCCGAGTGGCAGCGCTACCGACAGCATCCCGACGCCCCGAAAGTCGAAGACTTCGGCGAATACGAAGACTTCGTGGCCGCGCAAGCGGTGTTCGTGGCGGATCGCCGATTCGAAGAGCGGCAGGCGCGTGAGCGCGCTGACGCGGAATCGCGCGGGCGGCTGAGCGAGACGCAGCAGCACATCACGGGGTTCCACAATCGCCTGAAAGCGGCACGCGAGAAGGATCCGGCCTTCGATTCGAAGATCGATCCCGGCCTGCTCGAAGTGGTGCCGGCCTTTGCCCTTCGCCCTGGCGAAGCGCTCGGCCCGGCCAACGTGCTGTTGCAGGAGTGCGTGAAATCTGAGGCGGCGCCCGATCTGCTCGCCTACTTCTCGACGCAGGAAGGCCAGGCCGCGTGGCAACGCGTGTGCTCGGCGCCGACCCCGGCCGAGATGTTGAAGCGGTTCGGCCGCATCGAAGCGCGGTTCCTATCGGACGGTGCCCCGGCTGCCCCTGCGGCGGCCATCCCTGTCAGTTCGGCCCCGCCGCCCCCGACGACGCTCGGGACGCGTCCGCCCTCCGCGCCTGATCGCGCGGGCGCGGCCGTGAAGGCGGGGGATTTCTCAGCCTACGAGGCCGCCCAGAACGCGGCGGATCTCGCACGGCTGCGCGGGAGATAGCGCATGGCGCATCAGTTTTCTACCGTCGATTGGGTCGCAATGGAGACCCTGCGGCAGTTCAAGCATCGGTCGGCGATCTTCGCCGCGATGAACCACAAGCACGAGGAAGAGTTCAAGAAGTCGTTCGCCGTGAACGACACCGTGCGCGTGAAGTTCCCCTGGCAGCCGGTCATCCGCGACGGCATGACCTACACGCCGCAGAACATCGAGCGTATCGAGACGACGGTCAAGGCTGACCAGCCCTTCGGCATCGACTTCGACTTCGACACGATCGAAATCCTGCTGCGCCGTGAACGCGGCGAAGACCAGGTGCGCAAGGAGTACATCGAGCCGGCCGGCAAGTATCTGGCGGCCGAGGCCGACAAGCGCGCGGCGAAGTTCGCGGCCGAGAACACCGGGAACATCTTCGGCGTGCTGCAGACCAACCCGACGACGTTCGACGCGACCAGCGCGGCGGCCCGTCAGCGCTTCGCCGAGCTGGAATCGCTCGACGACGACATGAAGATGTACGTCCCGCCGGCCGTGATGCGTGCCATCAAGGGTGGCGCCGATGCGAACCTGACCCGGTTCGGCATCGAGGACGAGATCAAGAAGCTCTACAAGAAGGGCATCGTCGGCAAGGCGGATTCGTTCGAGTGGTACGAGTCGATGAGCCTCAAGACGCACACCGCCGGCACCTGGGCGGGGGCCGTGTCGCTCGCGTCGGCGGTGGCGAACGGCGCCAGCGTGCTCAGCGTGAGCTGCACGAGCGGCGACACCTTCAAGAAGGGCGACGTGATCGGGATCGCGTCGGTCTACCGCGTGAACCGGTTCACCCGCGAAGTCACGGAAACCACGAACACCAAGACGGTGACGGTGGCGGAAGACGTGACGGCCACGGGCTCGACGGCGACCGTGCCGATCGTGGAGAAGCTGTACTTCTCCGGCGGCTACCAGAACATCAACGCGCAGCCGGCCGCGTCGGCCACGCTCACGCTCTTCCCCGGCACGGCCTCGCCGAACGGCAAGGTCGGCAAGCAGGGCCTCGTGTTCGGAGAGAACGCGTTCGCCGGCATCTGTCTCCCGCTGCCGATGCCCGGCAAGGGCGTCGAGAAGGCGAAGCAGTTCA